CGATGACCGCGACCCGCTGGCCGCGACGATCCGCCGCGTGTACGCCAACCTCGGAATCGACTCAGGAGGGAACGGCGATGGCAACACAACCACCAGCGGGGCTGCGACCGGCTGAGTGTCTGTGCTGTGAGTTGCAGGACGCTCGGTTCCAACTGATTCGGCTGAGCAAGCGGCGGCGAGGGCCGACGATTAAGGAGCATCAGCGGGCACTGAGCACGATTGACCACCTGCTGGAAGAGAACCGGGAGTTGCGAAAAATGCTGAGGGACCGAAGGTGAAGCGTGCCGCAGGCAAAGTGACCGACGCTGAACGTCGTCTGGTCCGACTGCACGACAAGGACCGCCTTGCCGTCGAGCGGCTCGGCGTCCCACGGGCCGCCCGCATTGGCTTCCGGCTGCAACGCGACGTGTTGGCGGCCGTCCGTCGCGGGGCCCGGTGGCCGGACGTGCGGGAGATCATCCGGCGGGCGATGGACCAAATCAGCCGGCTGGCCCTTGACGGGATGATCCTCGCCCACCTCAGCGGCACGGCCCGGGGACTGGAGGCGGATCGACCAGTCACGCTTTCCCTGGACCTGGCACCCTACGACGAAGCGATTGCCCGGCTCCGGCGTCGGCTGCGGTTAACTGCCGGCGTGCTTGCAGACCTCGGCGAGAAGTTTCGGCCGTGGCTCTTTCGGGTCACACAGAAGACGACGATGGCCGTTGAGCGGCAGATCCAGCAGGCCCTAATCGAGACTACGGAGTCCGGCGAGCACGTCCGCGAAGGCGTCAAGGCGTTGCGGCAGGCGTTCGCCGACGCGGGGATCACGCCGCAAAACTCATTCACCCTGGAAAACGTCTTCCGCACTCAGACCCAAATGGCCTATGGCGCGGGCCGCTGGCAGGCAGGGCAGGACGAGGCGATTCAAGAAATCCTCTGGGGCTATAAATACGTGACGGTTGGCGACGATCGGGTCCGGCCGGAACACGTCGGGCTCGACGGCGTGACCGCGCCGAAGGACGACGGAATCTGGTCGCGAATCTGGCCGCCAAATGGATTCGCTTGCAGGTGTTCGACAATCGAGGTATTCACCGAACGGAAGATCGTTCACCCGTCGGCCAGCGTGGAGGTCGACGGCAAGGAGTACACGCCGGGGCCGGATAAAGGATTCGAGTTCAACCCCGGGCAGCAATTCGCACCAGCGGCGACGTAGCATGGCGAATCTTCCGAAGCACATCACGACAAAGGACCTGGCCGCGAGCCTCAACTGTTCCGCGCGCACCGTGCAACGGATGGCCGCGGCCGGTGAAATCCCTGCCGTCCGGGTCCGATCGGAGTACCGGTTCGACCCGGCGGCCGTCGAAATTGCGCTCTCTCGTTCGCAGGACGGGCCGAAATCTCGGCGTCTATAACGTCCTATCGCGTCCATAACGTCTCAACGCGACAGAACTGCGGCGAGTGGGCTTTTCACTCACCGGCTGCGCGGCGTATCGTGCGCGAGTCATGCAAACGCACGAAGCCCAGCCCGTGATTCTCGCCGCCGCAACGGAAGCGGCCATCCCCATCGGGCCGACACGTACCGAAGGCGGTCAGCCGGTTCGTCGGTTCCGTAAGGAATTAATCCGCTGTGGGCAGTACGTCAAGCAGTCGGACAACCTCGGTTTCACGGTTACGCCTACCGTTCTCGATCACTGGGTCAAGACTGCCGCGGCCTACCTGTCGGCCGGCAACAAAATCCCGGTGCCCGTGACACACACCGAAGACCCGGAAGCCAATCGCGGCTGGGTCGTTGACGTGTTCGCCGAGGGTCAGAGTCTCTTCGCCACGATGGATCTGGTTGGCGAAGCGGGGATCAAGCTGGCCGGTACATGCGACGTGTCGATCTTCAGCCCGCCCGAGTTGGTCGACGGCCACGGCAACAAGTACACGCGGCCGATCGTTCACGTCGCCCTCTGCACCGATCCGGTGATCCCCGGCCTGGCCGGCTTCGTGCCCATCGAAACGTCGCGCGGCGGAACCCGCGAGACCATCAAGGTGCCTGTCCTAAAACTGGAGCAAATCCAAATGCCCGATCCACTCAATCCCATGGGTTCTCCCGCCGCCGACCCCGCTGCCGCGACCGGCGGCGACCCCGCCGAAACCATCGTCAGTGCGATCACCGACAAGGTGATTAGCCTAGTGAAGGACAAGACCATGACCGCACAAGAGAAGAAAGCGGCCTTTGGTGACCTGATGAAGAAACTCGAAAAGGCGCTGGGCATCTTCGAGGAGACGCCGAAGCCGGACGCAGCGCCGGCCGCCGATGCGGCTCCGTTTGCCGCAAGCCGCGCGGCCGCCCCCGATCCGTTTGTCGTCAAGCTGGCCCGCGAAAACTACACGGGCAAGCTGGACGGGTTGGTCGCCGCCGGCAAGATCACGCCGGCCGTCCGTGACGACCTGGTTTCGCAGCACTTGGCCGACGCGCCGTTGACGCTGGCTCTATCGCAGAAGAGCACCAGTCAGATCGACGGGCTGATCTCCGCGCTGAGCAAGAACGCCTCCGTCGTGCCGGCCGGTGAGAGGACCGGCCCACAAGCGCTCGCCCTGGCCCGCTCGACTCCCACGGGCGAAGACCTCAAGAAAAACCGCACCGAGGCCGGTAAGGAATTGGCGACCATGACCGCCCGGGCCGCCGGGTTGCCGCTGCCCAAGTAACGCATCCGGGACCGCTCGGAACCGCAAAAACATCAGACCTTAACCGCAAATCAGCGAGGAAAACCATGAAGGCGATGAATCGAGTGCCCGGCGTCGGAAGTTCCACCGAATACGGCTTCCGCCGCATCATGGCCGGCGGTCAGCCGCAGTACCTACCCGGCGGAATTGTCATCGACGGCACCTATGCCCGCGACCCGTCGAACGCGAGCTACGTCGACCGGCTGCAATGCGGCTTGATGATGGGCCGGATCACGGCGAGCAAATTGTGGGCGCCCAGTGTGATCGGAACACTGGGAACGACGATTGCCGGCACGGCAACGACGCTTGCGTTCCTGCACACGGAAGAGGCCACGGAGTTGGTTCGCCGCGTTGGTACGACGGGCACCTTCAAGATCACCGGCCCGCACGTTTCCGGCGGCCGAGTGAAAACCCGCACGCTCACTTACAGCGCGGTTGGCGCGGGGTCCGGCGCCAACGAAGTTCAGACGTTCACGCCCGATGCGGCTGCGTCGGCCGGAACGTACCGGATCAAACTTCAGAAGCCGGACGGCACCTCCGTTTGGACGGCCGCAATCGCCTACGGCGCGACACTGGCTGCGTGTCAGGCTGCGATCACGCTCGCTCTCGGCGCTGTCGCCGGCTGGGTTGCGTCCAGCGCGGGCTCGGCTGCCCCGTGGTCTGCCGGTCCGATCGCTCTGGTATTGACTGCCAGCGGCACAGGTTACACGGCCCACGATTACCCGATGTGTGAGATCGACATCACGTCGATGACCGGCCCGACGGCAATTACCGGGGTTCAGACTACTCGCGGCTTCCCGGTCGCCGCGACCGTGACGATCACCGCGCCGGGTCTGGCGGCGGCCAACTGCGTGCAGACCTGGACGCCCAACGCCGCGTGGACCGCCGGGACGATGAGTTTCGGCTTCACGCACCCGACAACTGGCGCGATTCACTGGTTAACGTTCACCTACACAACCGATCTAGCAACCACGCTGGCCGCGATCAACGTGATTCTGGATGCCGAGTTCGGCACCAGCATGATCGTGGCTACAGGCGGTGGCAACATCACGTCGCTGATATTCACGTACAGCGGTGGCGTGTTCGCCGGTCGCGAACACGCCTTGCCTCTGGTGAGCTACTCGGGCGCAACGGGGGCGGCGTCGACCACCACGTTTACCAACGTCGCCGGTTACTCTGAAGCCTTTTACGCCGGATCGCTGATCCAGCCCACGGACGGCAGTGAGACGCCTCTAGGCCTGCTGGGCGTCGATAGTGGTCTGAAGGTCACTGACGACGACGGGAGCACGAACCTGGACGTGGAGTGCAGCCGACTCATCATCGGCAGCGGCAACGGCGTGGTCGATGCCGGTCAGATCATCAATTATCCGTCCGATACCAGCCTCAGAGCGTGGATCAAGGAAAAGCTACGGGCGGCCGGGTCCGGTTACGTCTTCGACGATGACCACGTAGGGTAAACCAACCACGCGACACGGGAAGTCCGCACCGTACTGACCAACAACCAAACCGTTCTTTCGAGGAAGCAGATCATGCCCGCAAGCCTTCAGGACTTCCTGTATTTCGAGAATCTCATCGGCTCCGTGCAGCAAGTGCTCGGGGGCGTGCCCGAGGATGTGCTGCCGCCGGGATTCTTGAACGTGACCGATCGCGTGGAAGGCAAGACCGGCGAATACACAATGGCCGCCGGCACGCGGGAGACGGCCCGCATCGTGGCCTACGGCTCGCCGGCCCGCCAGCGAGTGATGACCGGCGTTAAGAAGGTGCCGGTCAGTCTGCTGCACACCTTTGAGAGTCTGCCGGCCGATCCAACCGTCCTGATGCAGCTCCAGAGCGAGGAATCCAACGTTCGGCAGGTCATGGGCCGCGAGACGATCGCCCGCAACCTGGTCGACTTCGGCACGCGGTTCCGCAACTTGCGCGTGTCGTGCGTGTACTCGATTTTTAAGTACGGGGCCATTTACTTTGACAGCGAGGGCAACCTGCTACCAAGTTCCACAGGTGCATACTACACGGTGGACTTCCAGGTGCCGGTCGGAAATAAGGACCAACTCGATATCCTCGGGGAAGGCGAGATCATCGACGCTTCGTGGGCGACGGCGGCCACGGATATCATCGCGCACGTTCGCAACATCAAGTCGGCTGCGAGAAAGAAAACGGGTTACGTTCTCAAGCACTGTTTCTACGGGCCAAACCTGCCGAGTCGCCTGCTGGGCAACACGATGATCAAGTCTCTCATCGCCGGTAGCCCGAACCTCAACGAAGCGTTCGTCAACGCGCCGAGCGAAATCCCCCAAGGCTTGCTCGGTCTCCAGTGGCATCCGATCGCTGATGCGTTCTTTGTTGACGCGGATGGTGCCTATCAATCATGGTTCAGCGGCGATGAAGCGATTTTCACTCCCGATCCGTCGCCGGACTGGTGGGGACTCATGGAAGGCACCTATCCCGTGCCGACCACGCTAGACGTGGTGTCCGACGCCATGGCCGCCATCAGTAGCTTCAACACGGTGCAGGGCGCGTTCAGCTACGCGACGATTTCGCACAACCCGCCGGGCATCATGCACTTCGCCGGCGACACGTTCCTGCCCTTGCTCAAGAATCCGTGGGCCGTGTTCCTTGCCGACGTGACCCCGTAACTCGGAGGCTCGCCGGCTGCAATGGAACCCGTCCGCGTCAATCTCGCGCCCCTGATGCGTTTCCGCGACCGGATCACACAGGGGCTTGCCGGCGGCGGCGACGACAATCCCATCCGTCGCGCTCTGCACCAATGGGCCCACATCTTCCGGGCCTTTTTGCAGGAGCGGTTCAACGCATTCTCGCGAGGCGGCGGCGACTGGAAGTCGCTGGCCGAGAGCACAAAACGGCGGCGGCGTGGGCCGCAACGGGGCAAGGCGAGTCTCCGAGGGAAGCGGGGGAAGGCGCACGCGGCGACCGGCACGTTCTCAATCCTCCGCGACAAAAACATTCTGTACAACGTGGTGGCCCCGGCTTTCACCGGCGCTCCCGGCCAGCTTCAGGAAGACATCCCGTTCGGCGTGCGAGTTGGATTCGGCGGCCCCGCGCGGCACCCAGACGGTACGGCGACCATCGCCGACATCGCAAGTTTTCACCAACAGGGCGGGCCGCACTTGCCGCAACGCAAGATCATCGTGTCGCCGGACGATCCGACGCAGAAGGTCATGGCCGGCGCGATGGACAGAGCCCTCA